TTACTGGAGTGCGGACACATCTCCGCCGCGAGAGAGATAATCCTTTTTTACTTTTTCCATGAGCGGTTCGATGGTTCGGATTTCTTCTTCGGCCTGGTTGATGTCTTCTATATTATAGGGGCGCTGCAGATGCTCTATCCATTGATTTTTGTCGACTTGTAAAGCCGAGTATAGACGAGCCGTTTCTTCTATTGTATAATCCATTGATCGATGACTCCTTTTTATCATTTGATTCGTATTCTTAGCTTTTGCGTTTTTATTTTTTCTATCCAAATCCATTCTTGAAAACCCTTTGAGCCTTTTCTTCAGAAGAAAGAAAAGACCCAAAGGGTTTCTGTTTTTTAATTAATTTAAAAAATAAAATTTACTTTCCCTCTACTGGGAAAGATTCCTGCTGATTGTCGGTAGTATTGTGAGCAGATTTTCCCTCAATGAATCGGAGTCGAGATTTGTGTTCCGAAAATTCGGAATACACCGTAATCCGTTGTTGCGGTTGCTTCCAGTTTGTTCCCGTTCACGACGCCTTTTGCGGTGTATTTCAAACGGAAAAGACCGGTATTTAAGATTCCCGAAAACTCAAATGAGCTTCCTTTTGATTTTCCGTTTTTAAAGTAACTGGTATTGCCCATTGTGTGAATCGAGCCGCTGACGGTTCCGCCTTCGTCTATAAAGGAGAGCGTTCCATTTTGCGGGCCCATTGGAGTGCGCATAGAGATTCTGTAACTTCCACTCATTGTTGCCACCACATTTCTTTTGGTTTGATTCAAGATATGCGGTTTCGTATAGAAGTGATTCCACAGTTTCAACCGAGTTATCAACATGTTGTGGTTGGATGAATTTGCATACACAATTTATTCTATAAAATGGAGGTTGATCATGCAACTATCTGAAAAAATAACGATTCCGCAGTCTCTGCAGAACGGGATTGAAAATGGAACCCTGACGATTTCTGATCACTTGATGTTGGCTGCGGCACAGCTTACCGCCACCTTATTCCCGGATGCCGAGACCTATATTGGTTTGCCGCAGACCGCCGTTGCCCCGGCTTTTTTCATTGACTATGATTCTATTGCAAACAAAAAGCGGCTGAAGCTGACGTCGGAATACGAATTCATGCTGAAAATCACCTATGTTCCGGTTGACAGCGCTGACCGCCGGGAGCTGCAGAATACCATCTTCCTGTTGGAACAGAGCCTCGATCGGCTCCAAAGCGAAATCGGAATATTCCGGTGCTTCTCCAGGAATTCAAGTATTGCAGATGGGCTGGCCCAAGTGACCGGTACCGTAAAAGTATGGGAAACTGACGTGCCCGATGATCCGATCATCGGACATGCAGACCAAAATATAACACTGTAAGGAGCTGAGAAAGATTGATTACAAAAATCTTGCCAGGCACTAACATCGAGCTGAAATCCGGAGCCCGCGATGCTGATCTGAGCGTTACCGGCGTTGTGGCGATGGCCCTGCCTCTTCATTGGGGCGACCAGGTGACGGTTATCAATGCAGGCGACAATACGCTTTATTCGCTGGGGTATAAAACTTCTGATCCCGCGCTGAAGCTGGTGCGCGAAGTCATGAACGGGACAAAACAGTTGATTCTGTATCGCCTCAACACCGCAGGTGCGAAGGCCTCCGCAGAGGTTTCCCCCGGCATCACCGCAGAAGCGGTTTTCCCCGGCACACGTGGAAACGACCTTTCTATCGTAATCTCCGCCAGCGGCGAAAAATGGCTCGTTAAGACCTATCTTGGCACACAGGAGGTAGATTCGCAAATCATTTCGACCACAGCGGACTTTTCGCCGTATTATGTGGCGCTCTCCGGCACCGAGACATTGGCGGCAGCCACTGTAAAGCTGGCCGGCGGTACCGACGGCGCGGTAGAAAGCGATTACACCGGATTTTTCGCAGAACTGGAAAAGCGGGAATACAACGTGATTTGCAGCACGGATTCGGATCGTGCGGCTGACGTGGTGTCTTTTGTAAAGGAACAAAACGCGAACAAAGCCTATGTGCAGGGTGTTGTGACCGGTGTTCATCCGGACAGCGAAACTATTTATGTTTGCAATTCCACCGGCGGCGTAACGGCCGATTATGAGCTGACGCCGGCGGAATCCTGTGCCACACTGGCCGGTTTGATTGCACAGGCCGGAGTAGTGAACAGCCTGACCTACTGCCGGGGGATCACCGGCTGGACGGATGTGAAGCCGCATTTGACCCGTGACCAGCAGATCAGCAGGACGCAGAACGGCGAAGTGCTGTTTGTGCCGCTGTATGGCTCCCCGTCAGTCTTGTATGACATTACCAGCCTGACCACGTTTGACGAGGATCATCCGAAAGATTTTAGAAAGGGTCTGGTCATGCGCACGCTGCAGAAGTATCAGGGCGACCTGCAAAAGCTGCTCGACACCAAATGTGTCGGCAAAATCCGCAACAGTGTGGAGGGGCGCGCGCAGATCAAAGCAATGGTGTTCGAGATGACCTCGCAGAACTACCTTGCGCCGGGATACATTGAAGATTTTTCTGCGGATGATATTACCGTGACAGCCGGTACGGAGCGTGACGCGGTAAACGTAATCGTGGGCATCAAAGCAGTGGATACGGTGGATAAGATATATGTCACCGTAACCGCACTGTAAGGAGGGATAAGGAATGGCAAAAACAAGATTGCAGGACGTGTTCTCCGGACATGACGGAGAGGCATTTATCCGACTGAACGGCTCTATTGTTCCGGCGTTTAAGATTTCTAAAATCACCGCCAAATTAGAGGCCGTTGTGGAAAACAGACGCTTTTTGAACGACCCGATGGAGCAGGCCGCGCAGCGCGGGCTCAAGGGCAGCGGCGATATGACATATTACCACACCACGCCCGCCTTTATTCAGGCAATGCGGGATTACAAAAATGGAGGTTCGGCTCCTAATATCAGTCTGCAGTTTTACGCAGACTCGGCGGGCTCTCAATATGACCGAATCGGTGTGACTCTGTCGGATGTAATCCTTGCCAATATCGGCTTGATTGCGCTGGATGACAGCAGCGACAACGCCCAGACCATTGAAACTACATTTACCTTCAACGATTTTGATCTGGCATAAGGAGGCGGGAGAATGGACAAGTCACTGATGCAGTTTTTGCATCCTGACCGAAAGCCCAACGCGACATTCAAGCTGAATAGCTTTGGCGACGCAGAATTTGAAATGCGTGTGCTGACTGCGGATGAAATGGCGCAGATGTCGGCTGAGGTACAGACCAAAGGGCTCAAAGGGCTGGAGGCGCTTTATCCCACCATTGCCGCGAGCCTGGTACGCCCGAATCTGCGCAGCGCGGAGCTGCTGGATGCTCTTTCTGAAAGGGAAGGCAGAAAAATCCTGAGCCCCACGGATGCGCTCAAATCCATGTTTACCGCCGGCGAAATCGGAGCGCTGCTCAGCATTTATAACGAGCACGCCGATGTGACGGTTGACTTTGGGAAAAAGGTGGAAGAGGCAAAAAACTGATTGAGCAGGGTGAAGACGGATTTTATTTCTACGTCCATCTGGCCCTGCAGAATCACAACATTCTTCCCCACGATTTTATGGAGCTGTCGGTACAGGAGCGCGCCCTGATCATAGCAAGCGACCTGATCGTAAACAATGAGATGAGAAAAAAATGATGCGGCGGATTTCATCCGCCGCTTTCGGCTCCATCTAGTTTGGTAAATTTCTCAATATGCACCATAACGGAAAAGGGGTGATCCCTATCGCAAATACTTTAGATGATCTTCTGAAACTGGCAGACCAATACTCTGCCAATATGGAAAAGATTCTGCAAACCTCTAAAAAATATCGAAGCTACCAGAAAATGGCCTTGACCGCGACACAGGAGTTTAAAAGCGGGCTTGCAAACATCAAGAACGTTTCGAACGATGCTTCGAATGGGATTGGCAAAATTAATCAAAAAATTTCTGACACGATTTCAAAGGCTAAGCTGGGAAAAAAAGCACTTGATCTGATGATCAGCGGCGTAAAGAACGGAGCGAATCAGCAGGTACAGGAAATTTCGCTTCAATCGATGCTTGGCAGCGAGACAGCCGGTTCCGCTCTATACAATTACACCGAAGCCTACGGTGCGCAGAAATCTGTATTGGGGATTGCTGGAGTTCAAAATGCAACGAAAGCTTTTTTGCCATATACGCACGACCCGGATGAATTAACCGGGATGTACGGGCTGGCGGAACGCCTTTATGCGCGGGATCCGTCTCAGGGAGCCGATAATGCAGTTTCTTCCGTGCAGGCGCTGCTAGCGGGCGATGCCTCGGGAATCCAGGATAACTACCACATTGCCGGAGTGGACGAGGAAACGGTAAAGGGCTTCACTGGCAGCGGAGACATGGGCGGGGCCATCGACTACCTTGACGGTGTGTTTAACAATTTTGGCGCTACACAGGAAATGGTGGACAAAAATTTCCTCTCTTTGCAGACACAGGCGGCCAGGTTTGGTGAGAACATGCAATATGCCATGGGGGATCAGTCCAGCTCGGTGGTTCAGGGATTGTCCATTTTGCTCCAGCAGCTCAACGATCAGTTACTATCCGGCGGCTTTGACTGGTTCTTTAACGCGGTCGGCAACGGAATGCAGATGCTCGGCTACGCGATGCAGTGGGTGGCAGACAACAGCAGCACATTGATTTCTGTTTTAAAAACAGTCGTTATTGCGCTGGCTATTTATCAGACTGCGATGAAAATGGCTGCTATTATGACTGAGGTGATGAATTTAGCGACGGGCATTGCCTCTGGAAACATTTTAAAAATTATTGCCTCGATTACTGGAGGAATAGCGGGAGTTGCTGCATTTAGCTTACTGGATAATTTGTTGCCGGATACGACACAAAATGGAATGTTTGACGATCTGGATCAGGCGCACGCCAATGCCAAAAAAGAGATGGCTGATTCTAAAACGCCGACTCTGAGCGCAATGAATCAGAAGGTTCAAGCGGAGATTACCAACACGGCCCCGATTGCGGTGACCGGTGAGGTGGAAATTCAAAAGGAAGTGCTGCGGTACCAGTTTGATCTGGCTGCGCAGAAGGCGATGGCGGTGTTCCGGATGCAGCAGTTTGTGCCGCAGGTTATCATCCAAAACCAAAATGTAAGCCAGACGGCAGACCTCAACGAAATCAATCTCAGCCTGGGGGACATGGTCTACCAGAATCAGCAGCTGCAGCCAGCGGGGGTATATGCATGACCTATTATATCAATTTAGGCGGTATTTTGTTGTATGGAATAAAGAGCGTCAACGACGACGGCGAACGCGAGATTACCTCTTATGACGGCATCGGGCAGGGCTTCTTCCCGGTGCCGGAATCCCGAAAGCTGCGCACGTGGACGATCGAATGCGAAATGACGGAGAAAAATCTGAATGGGCTGCCGAATTGGTCTGCTGCCAGCAAGGTTTTCACTGCGTTTGAGGTGCTGCTTGCCACAAAAGACCCCAGCCGCTTCATTTTTGTTTCGGACAACCGAAGTGAATCGATGTCTGGCTATCTGACTGGATACAGCAAAAAGGAGGAACACCCCGGCGTTTACAGTGTGACGGTAAAGGTGACGGAGTATAAGGCCGCCGGTGTGAAAACGACGGATATTCCATATATTAAGCGGCCTGGGAAAGCACCAGCCATTCCGAAAACAGTGACGTTTAACAGTAAAACCACACCGTACAAACTAAAGCAGGATGAGAAAAAAGATGATGAAATAAAGCATACAGGCATAGTGGCGGATTTTCATCTTTTGGAAAGCCAAACAAAGCCAAATATAAGCGGCACCGGTGGCGCAACAAAGAGCACTGGTGGAAGTGGGTATTCCGGTGGTGGTAAGGGTGGAAGCCGAGGCAAGATTTCTGACAACAAAACCGGAAAGCCAGTTATCAATCCAGCTACGCTTAAAGATGATCAAGCTTACTCATATTCTGTTGCTAAGAAAGCCCCTGAAATTTATTCAGGGGTAAAAAGTGCTCTTGATGTAATTAAGGGTGCTGTTTCGAAATATGCTTTATCTGTTCCAACGGGCGCTATCGGCGGTAACAATTAGGTAGGTGATGCAATGCTTTTGATCAACAATACCGATATTTCTGATATCGCGCTGAATGTAACGTATCAATCCTCCTGGAACAACGGAGCCGGGCAGTTGACTTTTGATTACCCTTCCTTGAAAGCTGGAATGTTCCCGAATGGCAGCACGGTTGTTTTCACTTACGGTAATGCAAATGTTTTTTACGGATTTCTGTTTACGACAAAGCAGGATACAAAAAAATTCAGTTGTATCTGCTATGATCAGCTGAGATATTTCAAAGCCAAAAACTCCATTATTCGGCCGGTCTGTACGCTGTCAGAGTTTTTGAACACAGTAGCGGCGGCGATCGGCGACCGGGTGAGGCTTGGCCAGGTTGACAGCACTGTTGCAAAGCTGACACAGTATCGATTTGATAATCAGACTCACCTGGATATGATTTATAAATCGATCGAGGAAAATCTGTATACAAACGGATACTGGTATGTTCTGCGCGATCACTTTGGAGCGATTGAGCTGCGCGATCTTGTAGACCTGCGGCTGCCGATCCTGATTGGGGACGGCTCGATGGGGACCGGCTTTGATTATGAGCGATCCATCGACGAGGATACCTACAACTACATTAAAGTAGCTAGGGACGATAACAAAACAGGCATTTGTAATAGCTATGTTTCGATGGATCCAGGCAATATCAAAAACTGGGGAAAGCTGATGCTCTTTGATAAGGTAAGCGTCGATCTGAATGAATCCCAGCTGGCGGTGCGTGCGAATCAGCTGTTGCAGTTGAAAAACCGGGAAACTCGAACCCTGAAGATCGACTGCATGGGGGATACCCGGGTGTTTGGCGGCAGCGGCATCCGGATAAAAATCGCCGAGGCCGGTCTGGATTTGTGGGCGGTTGCAGACCAGGTAACACACAATTTTGGTCACAACAAGCACACCATGAATCTGGAATTGAAATTTGTGTGGTGATGATATGGATTTAAATACCGCAATTAAAAGCATCGTAAAGGAATACCTGCAAAATGAGGCCCTGTGCGATCTGATCTATGGAACATGGGGTGGTTCCAGTATTAAGATAGATAACCGGCCCTTGGTAGTTCCTCTCGAAATGGTGGATGTGCCGAAGGGACTTACGGTAACGATCGGAGCGCGGGTCAGCCTGATTCAAAAGCACGGCGGCCAGCGATTTGCAGTGATAGGGGTGATTGGATGAGCGTACTGAAAACCTATGGCGACGATACAGACAGTTTTCATCCCTCTAAAACATGGAGGCTGTCCGGGAACCGTCTGCAGGGAATGATCGATGGAAGGGAGGCCGCCGCGCAGGCGGCTGACCTGACGCTTTCCACAGAGCGGTTTTTCTATGACATTTTTTCGTATGATTATGGTGTGGAGCTTGCCGATCTGATCGGAAAGGACCGTGAATATGCGAAGGCGGATTTGCGGCGGCGTATCGAAGAGGCGCTCGGCGAGGATGACCGGATTGCGGGAATCTCTGATTTTACCATCGATTTTGATCGGGAAGCCGCAAATGTACGCTTTACAGTAAATACCATCTTTGGGGATTTTGACACGGAAAGGAGTGTAACATTTGGCTGAAGCTTATGAATACGAAGTAATCCTGAAGCAGATGCTGGATCAGGTGCCGGACGACATCGATAAGCGCGAAGGGAGCATCATTTACCACACGCTGGCGCCGACCGCCTTTGTGCTGGCCCAGCAGGCGTATATGATCGCGTACCTGACAGACCTGCTGTTCGCAGATACGGCGCAGGAGGAATGGCTGGATCGGGTCACATCGGATTTCGGCATCGACCGAGAACAAGCGACGCAGGCAGTACGGCAGATCAACACGTTCGATAATTCCGGCGCGCCGAAAGATATTCCGATTGGCAGTCGTTTTGCAATGCAGGATGTCTCCTTTACCGTCACAGAAAAGCTTGCGGCAGGCCAGTACAAAGCCATCTGCGACCAATCCGGAATTCAGGGCAACGCCTATGGCGGCAACATTTTGCCGGTAGACAACATCAACGGCCTTGCGTCGGCAGAACTGGTTGCCCCTGCGCTCATCCCCGCGCGGGATCAGGAAAGCGATGATGATCTTCGTGCACGGTTTCACACTGCAGTGCGACAGCAGCCCTACGGGGGAAACATCGCGGACTACAAGGAAAAAACGTTGGCCATTGACGGCGTGGGAACCGTTCAGGTATTCGGCGCCCCTTCGATGGGCGCCGGCCGGGTTGGGCTGATCATTGGCGATGAACAGGGCAACACAGCCACGCAGACGCTGGTGGACAAGGTGCAGGCCGTGATGGGCACAGACGGTGACGGAATTGCGCCGATCGGCCACACGGTAACAGTGGGAACCTCTGTTAATCTGCCCGTTAATGTAACGGCGCAGATTCGATTGAGAGCCGGAGCCAGCTTAGAGCTTGTAAGACCGTCGGTGGAACAGGCAATTGCCGATTACATCGGCAGCATCGATTTTGCCGCGGAAACGCTGTTTTACGCAAAGCTGGTCGCGAATATTCTGAACGCACATGAGAGCATTGTCGATGTTGGTACCGTGACCATAAACGGCGCCAGCGCCAATCTTTCCCTGCAAAAAAGCTTTGCCGCATACCAGGTGCCGACAATCGGAACGATCACAGTGAGCGAGGTGACCGGCTGATGTTTTATGATCATAAAAACGATTTGAAAGGCTATCTGATTGAAAAACTGCAGGATGTCGTTGAGATCGACGCAATCGCGGGGGTCGTGAATATTCAGATGGATGCTTTATCGGAGCAGGTACGGCGGATGGTAAAGAACAAATCCGTTTCCACCTGCGACGAGGCGGGAGCACAGCGCTGGGAGCGCTTGCTTGGCGTGTCCTCTCCGCTGAATTCTACCTTGCAGGCACGGCGCGACGCGCTCAAAGCCAAGCTGATGACAAAGCCGCCGATCAATGTCAATGTATTGCGGGGGATGGTAGAGGCGTATATGGGCCTTGGCGTTGACGTCAGTGTGCAGGATTGTGTCATCAAAATCCGCTACCGCGGAGAAAGCCGCGTGGCCGACCTGAATCCGCTGTACGCGACGGCCTATGAGACGATCCCGGCGAATCTTCTGTTGGATATTGCTTATCTCTATGTAACCTGGGATGAGCTGGACGCCCAATCGATCACCTTCGACCAGCTGGACGCGAAGAACTTAACCTTAACGCAATTAGAAAGGGGCGAGTGGATTGCCTGATATTACTACATTATTTGAAGGAACCGACGGGGTATCCCGCACTCTGTTCAACCAGAAGCTGAGCGATGTTAACGCGCATGGAAATGATGGTGCGATGCATGTCACGGAGGCAGAGCGAGAGAAGTGGAATGATGGCGTCATTACCCCCGTTACCCACACCCGCACAGGCACGGCCAACAACCTTGTTGTACCTGCCAGCGCTAAAAATCTCACCTTTTTGGCAACCGCAGACATTGCCGAGGGCGACACATGGACGGTCAACGGCCAGCGGGTAACCGCGGTGCTGCAAAACGGCGAGCCATTGCCTGGGGGTCTGTTCAAGGCGGGCTGCTGGGTGACCGGAGTGTATTGGGATGGTACACGGCTGGGTTTTAATACGGCTGGCGGAAATGTAAAATATAATCTTTTCTGTCAGCCTACGCAGCCGATCAAAAAAGATGGTATTTGGATACAATGCCAAGCCAATTTTAATAAAATCGTAACTAAAAGCTCTTTCAGCACAGGTTTAGGATGGACTGGTGAGGCAGCCTCTGCTATTCCGATTAATCCTGATGCACTTTCGGGTAATGTAATTCTCACTATTGCTCAGGGAAGTTATGTCTTTATCTTATCTGAAAATACTTCTAACTACGATTTTAGAGGAACCTTTTATAATAGAAACACGAATACTTTCGGAACAGCATTTGCAATAACTAGAAGTGTTTCAGCTAATCCGTACAACTTTGTAAGAGACTCGTTTATGTGCTATACCAAAAAATCGGATAGCGACATCAGATACTTCACTTTCAGGGAGTACTGGACGAATGACGATCGCGAAGACGCTTGGCTCAGAAAACCGTTTTACAAAGTAGACTTCGCGACGCGTACTCTTTCTGTTGTCTTTACACTAGAATGGAACAACTACTCTATTGTATCGACATACAGAGATTTAGCAAGTGGGTATTGCCCTGAGACGAACGAAGTCCTCTTTATTGAAACAGCTCAGTATAATATGAATGGTAATCAGTATGATGACTGGCGTACAAATATATACTGGTACAATATGGATACCGGAAACTATACTAATTCCCATCTCTTACATTGGCGGCATTATAGAGATGGAAGAGACAACCCTGATTCTGGAGAAGTTATGGCCAGAGATTGGTATCAGAATGCAGGGTTTAGAAACGCGTATATCTATACGTCTCCTACAGACTCTACAGTATGGTACACCAGAGGTCCTACGACGCTTTTTAAAATTACAAAAACATCTAACGATATCATTATACTAGCTACTGGTCAAACGGCTACAGCAGGAAGCGGTCTGATAAACGGCTGGAATCAGAATCAGTATCAGAACAAAAGCGTGTATCTGTACCAGTCTGGTACTACTGTTCAAGTAGCGTTATATAATAGACAGACGAATTCCTTAGAAACTGTCAGTACAATTTCTGGGGTTTCGAGCAGCACTTCTTTCTGTAATGCAGAAGGGCGTCTCTATATTTTCAATGTAGCAAGTCAGGTAAGATATTTCTCTTTTGACACAAAGCAAACTGTAACACTTACTACAACGGCTACTTATCCGAAATCTTCTGCCCCGCCCGGAGCGTATTTGCCTAGTCTACAGATAATTTTAATCTTCTCTTCCAGAAGTAACTCCGCCGGATTTATTCTAAATAAGGAAGGTCTTCCCGACGGGACGTTAGCTATCCAAACCGAAGAGTTCTCTAATAAGTACGCACTTATTTCGGGAACAGATTTCAAATTAGACAGCTATTTTAAAAATGTCTGGAAGATTGAAAATGGTGAGTACAAGGAATATCCTACCTATATCGGTAATGGTACTTCTTGGGTCAAATTTAAAAACTAGTAGAGTTTATTCTAATTATTTATAACAGGTGTGCATTGATTTTCACACCTGTTTTTTGTTGCGAGAAAGGAGAAAAATCAAATAAATGAGTAAAACCAATATTGGTCTTGTAGCTTTTGTAGAAGGGGCTGAAAAAGCGCAACTTGGTTATGTTTATGGCACTTTCGGCCAGATGTGTACGGTTGCACTATTAGACCAAAAAGCAAAACAGTATCCAGCAAATAATCTTGCTGGTGGGGCAATGCGAAAAGTTGGAGAAAAATGGCTTGATCGTATAGTAGCGGACTGTTCTGGCTTAATAAAATATTATTTGATGGCCGATAATGTAGGAGAGCAACCTGTTTATGATCCAAAATACGATACCAATTTATTCAATATAGCATCAGAAAAAGGAACAATTGATACTATGCCAGATATCCCCGGAATCTGTTTATATCTTCCCGGCCATACTGCTGTATACATTGGTAACGGTCAAGTTGTTGAGGCTGCCGGTACAGCTTATGGAGTTGTAAGGAGTAAACTGCCCAACTGTTATACGGGTAAAAAGTGGACACATTGGTATAAAGTGCGGTGGATTGAGTATCTCGAAACGAAAAGTGTGGCGGCCCCTATTTTTACCGCCCCCACAGTCACCGGCCTGACGCTCGACACTCCCAACGGCAAGGATCTGACTGTGGGCGAGCGGTATACTGTCTTGGCCAAATGCAAGGAAAAACCCGCCGTTACCACCACCGGACGCGACGTGATCGCCGTATCGGAACCGCGCCTTGATCCGAAAGGCCGCGGCTGGCTGATCGACGTTCAGGGTCTGCCGCCGGAACCTGTGGTAAGGCATGGACATATTATGGTCACGTCGGGTGGACAGACCGTACAGTGCAATTTTAATGTGCGCTGAAACATCAGGTTCCATCTGACGGAAAGAGGGGTATCAAATGAGCAAAATCAATTGGGCACAGAAGCTGACATCCCGTAAATTTTGGATGGCGGTTGCGGCCTTCGTGGTTGGCGTGCTGGCTCTGTTCGGAGCAGACGCGAACGTTGGGCAGCAGGTCAGCGGTGTATTTCTGTCACTGGGCGCAGTCGTTGCCTATATTGCCGGTGAAGGATATGTGGACGGGCAGGCAGCGGGAGAAGACAAAACGGAATAG